CGAGTCAGACGTCTCTGGGGTAATCATCGAGGAATACCCCAATTACGAACATCTTTGTTATGACAAAGAGACTGAAGTTCTAACTCGCTGTGGATGGGTAAAGTTTTCAGATCTAAATCCAGACAATGTCGTCTGTTCCGAGATTTTAGCGGTTAATCCCAAGACTCTTCAAGCTCAGTGGGAATTCCCCACAAAGTACATTTCGTACAAGTATACTGGCGAAATGATTCATTACTCTTCAAACTCATCTGATCTTCTCGTCACCCCAGACCACCGTATGCTTTATAAAATCCCGAATGATTGGAAGATTAATAAAAAAACAGATTGGCGTGTTGCCCCTGCAAGAGATCTTCCGAAAGATTTCTATATCCCTCAAGCAGTCAACTGGAAGGGGTCAGACACCGAAGAAATTATGTTCGGGGGTCAAATATGGAAATCATCAGTTCTCGCCGAGTTTATGGGATGGTATCTGAGTGAGGGATGCTCTAGTGTCAAGTCTTGCTGTACCCGTATCATTCAAAAGCCAGGGGTCTTAGCAGACGAGATCGAACAAATTCTGATTAATTCTCCATTCGATTTCCGAAAGTCCCTCCGTAAATCTGGAGGCTGTCTTGAGTTTGCAATAGGTAGTAAGAGTCTCGCAGAGGCATTAGAACCATTAGGGAATTCTCATACTAAATATGTACCCTCGATAATTCGGAGTCTCTCCCCCGACCTATTGAAACTCTTTATCATTACGTTCGTCAAAGGTGATGGTTGTGCAGCGGGACGAAATGGAAACGGATTGACAATGTCTTCTCGTTCAGAGAGGTTGATAGACGGTATCCAAGAATGTTGTATCAAATCCGGTTGGGCGGCGAGTAAAAAAAGACGGGAGATTCCGGAGAGGCCCTTCAATGGATACATTCTTCCAGGGGGGTTTATTTATACCCTTTATATTCATACGAGTAAAATGGAGGGTCTTCCGAGGAAGTGGTATACAAAGATTCGGAAGGAGAATATAAAGTCCGTTGCCTACGACGATACTGTATACTGTGTTAGTGTTCCTTCTACCGCTCTCGTAGTTCGCCGAAATGGTATTGTTTCAGTAAGCGGTAACTGCGTTCCGATGGAATTCCAGGAACCAAGGTGTGAAACGAGTATCGGGTGGAAAGACCCTAGGACCTACGACGGCGAACTAGCGTGGCCGGAGAAGTATCCTGATTCCGTCCTAGGCCCGTATAAGACCCGCCCCTACCTTTGGGCAGGTCAGTACCAACAACGGCCCGAGCCTCGTGGTGGCGGCATTATCAAGAGGGACTACTGGAAGATCTGGGACCGGGAGGCTATGGCTGCCAACGATGTCAAGCCTGGGTTGTTCCCACCTTTCGAGTTTATTCTAGCCTCTGCCGATACCGCTTTTACTGAGAAGAAAGAGAACGACTACTCAGCCTTAGTTATCATCGGGGCCTGGGTAGAAACCTCTCAAGAGCAAAGGTACTCAGAACAGTTCGGTACTCCTCGTCTGATGTTAATCCATGCGTGGCACAAGAGGTTAACCCTCCACGGTAGGACCGACATCGTCAAGATGCACGGAGAGACCAAGGAAGAGTTCGAGGAGCGGAAAAGACAGAACTGGGGAGTCGTCGAGCATCTTGCTGCCGACTGCCGAAAGTTCAAGGTCGATAAACTAATCATAGAGAACAAAGCCTCTGGTATATCTGTCGAACAGGAAATGAGGCGGCTGTTCTCCCGAGAACCCTGGACAGTCGCGTTACACGACCCAGGCCGGATGGACAAGGTTGCGAGGGCGTACACAGTCCAACATCTTTTTGCCGATGGTTTGATCTGGCGTCCTGACACTGACTGGGCTCAACCCGTAGAAGACGAACTTGCTTCTCTTCCCCGTGGGGCTCATGACGATCTCGCCGACGCGATGATAAACGGGATTATCCATCTCCGCAGAATGGATCTAGCCAAGCGTAAAGACGAGAGCCATCAGAGTATCGAGAGGCTCCTGTACGGCCCCGAGAAACAACAGTCACGAAGGCTTCATTATTTTGGGTAATTATATCTGAATGGCTGGATTGATCTCAACAAGACTCCTTCGAGAATCTGATCCTAAAGATCAGTCATCTTCGGCTGAGACCGTTGTCCTAGATTCCTCAAAGATGGAGTCAGAACCTGAGAAACCAAATCTTGTCGTAGTCCTTCCAGACGGCTCTGTACAGATCTCGTTAAATGCCCATGGACCTACGAAGTCTCTAGAAGATACCGGATTTGATGGAAATCTTGCTGAGACTCTAGACGATATGTCGTTAGGGACTCTCTGCGAGGATCTCCTTCGAGGTATCGAAGAAGACGAGATGTCTCGTGAAGACTGGCTTCAAGAGCGCGCAGAAGGTATTAAACTCCTCGCGTTAAAGATTGAGAAGCCGAGTAACTCCCAGTCCGGTGCTTCTGCCGGGGTAGACAATACGAGTAGATCCCGGAGTACGATGCTTCTCGAAGCCTGCCTTCGCTTTCAGGCCACGGCCGGAGCAGAACTTCTCCCTACGGGAGGCCCGGTTAAGGTCGAGAACAAATTGTCCCGTGACGTTATCGAAGGTGACGATCTTGCAAGACTCCTTGAAGACGATTTCAATTACTACCTCACTAGAACAGCCTCCGAGTACGTTCCAGACACAGAACGAATGCTTCTCTGGACCGCTGCCGGTGGAAGTGGTTTTAAGAAAGTCTATCGCTGCCCTATTCGCCGCCGCCCTGTCTCCGAATCCGTTGATGCCGCTGACATCTGTGTTTCTAACGCTGCCACCGACCTCGCAAATGCTGATCGTGTAACCTTTACGTCAAGAATGCGGCAGTCCGTTATGAAACGGATGCAGTATCTTAAGGTCTATCGGGACGTCGATCTCAGTCAACCCGCGTATCAGCCCCTGACGTCCGTCGATGCCGAGATCCAAGAGGTCACTGGTGTCCGGACGACGGGGCAACGCCCCGAAGATGCCCCGTTTACGATCCTAGAGTGCTACTGCCAGATCGACCTTCCCGGTGATGAGCATAAGGAGAAGGGTGAACCGACCGGTCTCCCACGTCCTTACAAAGTCACGATAGAGAAGTCGTCTAGGACTATCCTAGAGATTCGAAGAAACTGGCGTGAAGAAGACAAGATGGAGCGCCCTCGCGAAGTCTTCGTCAAATTTCCTTTCGTTCCTGGATTTGGTTTCTACGACATCGGGTTAATCCAGATAGCCGGTAATCCTACGACGGCCGCGACAGCTCTTCTCCGTGTCATGATTGACTCGGGAATCTTTGGTAACTTCCCCGGTGGGCTGGTCTCAAAGGGATCTGACAAACAGAACACCACAGATATCTCTGTCCCGCCTGGAGGCTTTGCTCCTATCGACGTTTCGATGGCTCCTGACGGTGACATCCGTAAGGTCGTCATGCCTCTGCCGTATAAGGAAGCTGGTCCAGGTATCAAGGCTCTGTACGATACCATCGTCGAGTCGGGTTCCCGTCTAGCAGGTATTGCTGACATGGCTGTCGGTGAAGGTCGCCAAGAGCAACCGGTTGGAACCACGATCGCACTGATCGAGCAGGCCATTAAGATAACTGACGCCGTCCACAAGCGGCTTCACACCGCACAGTCAAAAGAGTTCGAACTCCTTCGTGACCTCTTCCGTGAGTATCCAGAAGATTTCTGGAAGTTTAACCAAGACCGTGATCCTAATTGGGATTCGGAGAAACTCACGAAGGCGTTGACAGACTATAATCTTGTCCCTCGTGCCGATCCTAATACGTCTTCACAAATCCAACGAATCTTTCGTGCCCAGGCATTGTACCAGATGGCTTCGGCAAATCCGAGTTTGTTCCAGATCTCAGTCGTGCTTGACTACGTCCTAAGGACTCTCGGGATCAATAATCCAGCGTCGTTTACACAAGATCCGTCTACAGTTCCTCCTCCACCTGATCCTAAGGCAGTGGCTGCGCAGCAGTCCGCACAGGCTCAGTTGATGGCCGCCCAGGCCAAGATCACCGATTCTCAGACGAAGGCGAAGACGTCTCAAGAAGAGATCCAGCAACGGCTGATTGAGAGTCAGAATGATCTTAAGATCCAGGAAATGGAATCTGCGGATACTCGGTTGAAGCACTCACAAGACCTTCATGCCGCCGCTGCGAGTCAGACTTCTGCCCAGTTGCACGATCGGTTAATGCAATCAAAAGACCATCAAAACGACCACTCTTTGCAATCTAAAGATCACCAGGCAGATGCTCAAGCTGCTACTTCGGAGACAGAATAATGGCTGATGATGGATCTCCGGCGAGTTGGAGTGTCTTCCATAAGGGAACTGGTAAGACTTACGGCCCATATGTGAATCGAACTCGGGCTAGGAATCTAAGCGACAAACTCGATAATCAGTGGGGATCGTATATCACGAGTGTTCGTCCGAATGCTCCTCTTCCAACGAAGGGTATTGATCCTGTGGATACTGTTGGGGATAGTGGAAATGACGATATTGGTCAAAAACGCGGTGGTCGTGTAAACCGCCAATCTGTTGAGGGGAAGAAACCCCGTAGGCGCCTCGATAGAAAATCTAAGGATTAAAGATGAAAGCTAACTCTAGGCCACACCAGTCATATACGACGATGTCTGCCAAGTACAGTCCGATCGAGACTGAGAACGATCGCGTCGGTACGGCTAACGCCGAGTCCCCTGAAGCTGCCGAGGACGATCACGGTATGGCTTCCCTTCGAAAGAAGCGAAAGCGTGGGGGTTCCGTCGAAGGCAAGAAGCCGAGGATGCGGCTGGATCGTCCTTCTCGCCACGGAGATGAAAAGGAAGATAAAGCTCTTATCAAAAAGATGGTCCGCCCTGAAGATCTTAAGCCAGAACGTGCCAAGGGCGGTTCTGTTAAGTCTAAGAAGGGCACGACTGTAAACGTTATCATAGCCCCCTCGGGCGGTGATAAGCCTGGGATGCCGCAAGGGATACCCCCAGGGCCTCCGATGCCTCCTCCGGGTGTCGTCCCGCCTCCGGTGGCACGCCCTATGCCTCCGCCGATGCCTCCTCAAGGGATGCCCCCAGCCCCTATGGGGGGTCCTCCTGGCATGATGCGGAAGGATGGTGGCTCTGTTCACAAGTATCCTGATATGGATGCTGGTGCTATGTCGGGGGAAGGCCGCCTAGACAAGATTCGAAAGTACGGCAAAAAGGCAGGTCCTGCTGAGAAATGACTCAACTCTCTTTACTCCCGGTCCCCGACGAGCGGGACCTACAGCCTACGGAAGTCCTACCTGAACTCCGGTATCGGGTTAACTCTCTTTTCGGGGCAGGTATCGAACTCGATTTCTCTTGGGCTGACGATGCCATTACGATGTGTGACATGAGAGTCCCGTCAGCACTTAGGTATCGAACGCTGTACACAAGACAAGACATCCAGAAGTCTTTAGGTCAGTTTCCGGATCTTAAAGAACGTCTTCAGAAGTTTATGGGCGAGTAAATGGATCATCCTGTTAACATTACACCAGACTATCTTCGTGATTTGCTCTTACCGGGTGCCGCCAGTAAGCGGTGCGGCCTCTCGATTGATAAGTCTACCGGAAGTATGATAATCGAGGAAGCACCGACCTATGAAAAATCGGCTGTTTTATTCACGAGATCCGAAATGAATGATTTCAGTCTCATTAAATCTGAGTTTAAACCCCGAATGAAAAGGTTCTTGGAGAAATAATGGACGGTTATCAAGTCCGATTTGACCGGGCTCTTAGAAATCGAATCGAAGCGATAATTATAGATCGGTGTACAGTCCTTTCGTCTTCTCCTGCTTCTGACTATCCTTCCTATATGGAACGTGTCGGGTTCATCAAAGGACTCCGACACTCCCTTCAAGAAATGAACGAAGTCCAATCAGACCTTTCTAACCCAGAGAAACCTGTTTCTTCTAAAGGTTTTCTAAAAGGATATGAGACTTAATGCCGCTTATGACTATGGTGTATGACGTAGACCCCGTCGATGAGATTGTCGAACGTATCGGCGATCTCTCCGAGTTCATTGTCCCGTTGAATAAAATCCTCGTTGGTATCTATATGCGGGGTGATAAAACTACTGGTGGGATTATCCTCCCAGACCAGATTCGAGACGAAGACAGATATCAAGGTAAGGCTGGATTAATCCTCAAGAAGGGTCCTATTGCCTTTGTTGACGACGATCGGGTTCACTTCCACGGGTTGAACCCAGACGTGGGTGAATGGGTTATGTTCCGTCCGTCAAATGGTCTGAAGGTTGATATCCGATCAAAGACAGGACACTGCATTCTGTTGTCTGACACCCAGGTTGAACTCGTGATCCCTGCGCCGGATCTGGTGTTTTAATGTCAGTTTGGGCGCGAGAAGGGACAAAAGTACGATACGTCCCAGTCCAAATTTCAGATGCCCTCCAGAAAGAATGGATCGACTATTCGGAAGATTCAGGATTTTCTCCTCTACATAGTTGGCCGCGTTCGGTAGAGACCTCTATGGATAAAGCGATGGAACGTAAAAGATATCCTGATGCGGTCCTTGGTAAAGATGGAAAACCTGGAGATATCGCACTTTTCCCTAAATACGATGAAGAAGGTAAACTTTGCTTTGAGGTTTCCTACTTGATAAAGAAATCAAAATAATGTCTGAATCAAAACTTACACTTCCTATGCAGAAGCAATCGGATATGGTTGCTGCAACAAAGCATCTTCTCTCTCTGGCCCGTGCAGGCAAGATTGCAGCCATAGGTTACGCAGTTATTACGGTAGACGACGATAGTGGAATGTCTGCTGGTACGAATGCTGCCTGGACCGATGAGACAACTATTCGAGAGTCTCTCGAAGAGACGATCCAGACGTTGTATGGCCGGGTTTCCGAGAAGATTCACCCGCCACTTCTTTTGGTTTTATG